TCTTATCAGTGAGCGGTGACTCAGCATAATTCTTTACTTCAATACAAAAGAAGTTTTTCTCATTAGGAACATATAAATCTCCTTTTAAATACTCAAGAGCACCTGACATTGGTACTCTCTCAAACTGAAGATTTGTATACTCTCTCAATAAGTCCCTTACTAGATATTCCCCTCTAGCACCCTTCGCTCTACTATCTACCATTACTCTAACCTACTTATATTTTCTTTCTTTACTACTTCGATTTTATCGAGAAGTGGGTGTGTCCATTCATGAGAGACTATATAAGTATTCAAATCTTCGTTGATTAGAACTTCTATTAGTTTCTCTCTTCCAACATCATCTAATACTGCAATAACTTCGTCTAAGAAAAGAATGTTGAGTTTAGACTTAGATATACTACTCATTAGCTTTCTTATAGCTATCAGTGTAGCGGTATTTACTCTAGCTAGTTCTCCTGAAGAAAGTGCGAGAATATCTACTATTTTGCCGTTATCTGTAACTTGTACATTTAACTTATCATTAGAGACTACAAATTCAAGAGTAAATCTACCATCAGACAACTCTGCAAGATAAGTATTCGCTAATTCTTCCAATTCTTTTACAAGGTTTTCAATCTTGTATGCAAGCAAACCATTAGTGCTGAACGCTTTTTTAAGTATTTCCAAGTTAGAGATAAGATCCTCTTGCTTACTTAATACATCTTGAACTTCTTCAAGTTGTTTTAAAAATCCTTCGGTCTGCTCTTGTATTACTTGGATTCTGGTGTTATGCTTCGTCCTGTTTTGGTTTTCCTTTGCTGCGCTCTCCAACTGCTCCTTTCTCTGAAATAAGTCAGTTCGTATGTTCTCCAGCTTGCTTTCAAGCTCTCCTTTATCCAGGAGTACCTTAGGGAGATCGTGGTCAATACTTCGATAAATTTCCTTCCAATCAGTTTCAAGATTCTGAATACGAGTGAACTCGTTATTATTCCTTTTAATTTCTTTAATTTCTGCTTCAATTTGTTCAATTTTTGCCTCCGATTCTAATACTTTTTTAGCCTCTGTGCTTGTTAGTGTTTCTATAAAACTAGGGTCTACAACTTGCTCGCAAGTAGGGCAAATATCTCCTAATGTACTTAGCTTATTTAAAAGTCGTTTTGACCCCGCTGCGATTTGAGTATGATTACCTACATCAGCTTGTAGTGTATCATAAGACTTCCGTTCCTTTATTGATGTACTTTGTATTTCTTGTAAATCAATCTGCCCCAATAGCTCACGTAGTTGTCCGTTTTTTGAAATTTTTTTATTTTTCTGTGAAATATTTTCAATTTCTTCCGTTAAAGTGTGGAACTCTTTCTCATGCTCTTCCGTATTTATTTCTAAATTTATCATTGGAAGTATCGTAGTATCACTCAATTTGTTATCTGAGAGCCATTTTTCTATCGTGTTAACAGTTGCTTGCATCCCGTTAATTTCAAGAGTAATCTGTCTAGCTTGCTCTTTAAATACTTCGAATAGGCCTACATACCCTTCAAGATGTAATAGATCAATTAAAAATTTCTTACGATTTGTATCTGTTGCAGTTAGAAATTGTAGACTCGCATTTGTACTTTGGTATACCAACTGAGAGAAAGTTTTAAAGTCTACTCCAATAATCTCTTGTATACTTTTATAGGTATTGGTAGCAGTATGACTAGATATATCTTCGCCATTCTTTTCCAATCTAACTTTTACTGTAGTTTTTCTATCTATACTTACGGAATAAGTATCAGTATCTTTAGTAAAAGTTAATTTTATATTATAACCCTTACCTACATATCTATTGGGTATATCTGCTTTTTTAATCCCTTTAGAATTCTTGTTATATAAAGCCTCTTCAATAATTAAAGGTATTGAGGACTTTCCGGTACCATTTGTTCCAATAATCTGAGTTACATTATTATCATCTAAAACTAAATTATTGTCAGAACCATAGCTAAAACAATTATTCCATTGTAGCTGTTTGAGAGTAATCATTGTAAGTCCCTATAATGCTTGATATTTTTTCTGAGGGGAGTTCTAATATATAAGTGAAGTACTCGATTAACTCCTCTTCTATACTCATCTCTTTGTGTAAAAGTAGAGTAGCCTCTGTACTTCGTTTAACCACTTTCTTATCTAATAGTTCTGAGTTTTTAACTTTAGATAAGTCTTGTATATCTCCTTCCAGCTCATAAATTGTATGATTATAAGTGCTAGGTATCATGTCCTTTGGGTCTTGTACTGTTTTTCTAAGTAACTGAGGAAGACTAAACCTCTCCCACATCCATGACCAGTCTATATCATTTATTAATAAGTACCCTGTTTCTACTACATTTCTATGAAAAGTAGTTGTCATAGGGCTTCCTGGATATACAATGTTTCTTTGTGTATTGCTATGTGCATGTAAATCTCCTGCAAAAACTACAGGAAAATCTGCTAGTCTATCTAAATTCACCTCAGGTTTTACATGGGGCGGAATTTCTCCTCTTACATGAGTAAATAAAGGCATACTACTATCAAAAGCCTCTATACTACCTTCTCTATGTAAGTCTGCATAAGGAAGCACGTTAAAGCCTCTATCCTTGTCCACATAGGAAAAATCTGTTATATGAATAAAAGGATTAATATCCCTACTCACTTGCTTTAGCTGACTAAAGAAAGTTTTGTTCTTCTTTGTAGCTTCGTGATTACCATCATAGATAAGGGTTGGAATGCCTACTTTTCTTATAAAGGAAAAGTATAATTCTAGCTCCTCCATAGTTGGAAGACGATCAAAAAGATCGCCCCCAATTATGTGCATACTACACTCGTTTTCTATTTCATGAATTTGAGCAAAGAAGGCTTCATATCTTTTCTTAGCCCAGTCAACTGGGACATTTTTCTGCCCCAGTTTTAAGTGCCAGTCTGCTGTGAATAAAATCACCCTACATTAAACTCCGCTTCCAAAGTGTCATCTACTTCTGAAGTGTGTGCTTGTCGTATACGATCCAGCAACTCTTTTTGAGCATCTGGAGTTGGTCTAGACATTACTTCGTCCATAGACTTTACAGAGGCTGCAAGAGCTGCATCTTCCGCACTAAGAGGAGAAGGCTTACACTTAAGTGCCTGTAGTTGGTACTCTACATTATAAGGCAGAGGCCCAGTCTTAACACGCTTAAATTTAATATCCCATCCAGTTTCTGGATCGGTAGGATCACCGAGGTCTTCGGCAGCACTAATGATTGATTCCCAAAGCTTCTTCTTGAGATTGACAACTTTTACTTCACCGTTGTCAATACACTGAGTAGCATAGCTCCAGCCACATTTAAGATCAGGGTAGTACTCACGAACCCAATCTTTTTCTTGGTTTGTAAAGGCTTCTGCATTTCGATCAAAAGACAGACACTCTAAAGGAATGTTCTTGTCATTTTCACCCTTAACCCAGTATACATAACGAGCAAGAATATCACCTACGATACGCATGACATTGTCACCATCTTTATACTGAAAAGTGCTGATAGAAGTTTTTTGGGCAGAACCCTTTTGTTGGTTAAATGATATAGCCATTTAGTTTTTCTCCGTTGGGACTTCTTCATGAAGAAAATGAATTTCGCCATTCTCTAAAGAAAGTAGTCTATTATTGTTTAAAAAATTATAAGGATCTTCCTTCAAAAGAAGGGGATCTAGTGTTGTTTTACCGTAGGCTTTATAATCTCCATAAGACCTCAAAGAGGCAAGTGCTATGTAGACACAGACGTCTCGGTAAGAGTATTTATATGATTGGTATAGTAGAACGTCAGGATGAACTAAGAAGCTCTGCCCAGAAAAATCAATGAATGAATACTTGTAAAGTTTATCATACTTGTTTCTAGGAAGCTGCTTATCAACTAACATTTTGAAAACTCGCACTATCTCGGAAGGACTTCCTTTGCAAGTTTTAAAGATTCTATTCCAATTATATAAGAGCATATTATACCAGAAAGTCAAGGTAATGTCAAGAACTATTTTTTTATAGTTGGTCTATCTTATACCCCTGTTTCATATAGTATCCCATCCTATTGGAAGCCTGTCTTCGGGCTGTGTTTCCTTTTAGGTGGATATCTATCACTACAGGTGATATTTTATTTTCTTGTTGGCGTATGATACGCCCGATTAGCTGAGTGAGTAAAGGCTCATTATTAACAGGAGTTGCTAAAATTAAACAACTTAAGCTATCTACAGAGATTCCCTCTGAGAATATTGCCTGTGTTCCATATAGAACATCCTTTTTACCACTACGAATCTCGTCTAAGTATTCTTCCCTATCCTCATGAGGAATCTCGCCTGTAACACAGATAGACCTATCGCCTGTTAATTCTGAACAAGCCCGTAGAAAACTAACTCGGTCACTTACTACTAATACCTTATGCCCTTTAGTAGCATAAGCCGCAGCTATCATAGCTACACTATGTCGATACTCCTCTTGATTAGATAGGTGTGTTACTTTATTAGCCCAAGGAGTTCTCTGCCCGTCCATAAATCTTATCTCTGACGGGTATATAGTTATGGAAGGAACCATATAGTTCTCCTTTGGTGGCTTAAATACCTTATTACCAAAGTAGTCTCGAAACACCACATGCTTCCCATCTTTTCTTTCAATAGTTCCTGACAGGCCTATCTTATACCTAGCATAGTTTGTGTCTATTACTTTTGAAAAAGTCGGAGAGGAAACATGATGCATTTCATCTAGTATAATAGTGCCGAAATGTTTATTTATCTTGAGAATATTTCTGTATAAACTCTGAGTATTCCCAATCACGATTGGAGCATCAATTTCAAACTTTCCGCTGCCTATTATGCCCGGCGTAATTCCATATACTTTTTCTACTTCCTTTGCCCATTGGTTTCTTAGCGGTACTGTATGAACAATGATAAGTGTTTTCTGTCCTAACTTGCCCGCGATTGCAAGGCCGGTAAAAGTCTTGCCCCAGCTTACCCAAGCGTTTATTATACAATTATCTTCAAGCTCGTCATAAACCTCCTGTTGACTTGGTCGTAGTGGTAACTTAAACTCAGGAAAGTCTACGGGTATATTGATACGCCTATCGACTATTTCGTAGTCCTTCGGTATCAAATCCGTTCTTCCAATTGGTATGCTTACCAACGTATCTCGTACTCGTGCCATATTTTTTATGACAAAAGGCGGATCTCTTGGATTAAACGAAGGAATAGTATAGGTGAGTTCTTTACTTAAAAAGTCCTTGTATTCCTGGGTCACCTCAAGATAAATGCGGTTACTGATTAGTGCTTTCATTATACGACGAAGCTCTCTCCACACCCGCACTCATTTTGAACATTAGGGTTTTTAAATTCAAATCCTTCATTCAACCCTTTCTTGACATAATCCATTTCAGTACCTTTAAGATACACTAAACTTTTAGGATCAACAAAAATATCAATCCCGTAGTTTTCAAACTTTAAATCTTCTTCTATTAGTTTATCAACTGGTTCAAGTACATACATCAGTCCTGAACAACCTGTTGTTTTAACAGCCACACGAATACCTATACCCTTACCTCTATTTTCAAGATAATTGTTAATATGATAAGCTGCTTTTTCTGTCAAACTAATTTCCATTTTATACTTTTCTTTTAGTGTCTTTGAGTTTTACTTTAGAGTACTCGTATAACAACCAGGGGGTATTCCCCATGTGTAGTATGCCTGCCCACTTCCTACCATCTTCGGGGGGTCTAGGTATAGTGAAAGGAGGTCTAATACTATGCACCCACAGTAAAGAAGCAACCTCTTTTAATTCAACTTTACGGATTTTATAGTATTTTAAATTACAAAATTTAGTTTTCTCATAAGTAAAAGGAACGCCTTTTGAGTCTATAAAATTCTTCTTTGTTTGTTTCAGCAAACCCACATGACTAATCAGAGAACGCCTTAGAGGCAGTAACTCCGTAAAAGGGGTCTGTACTCGTCGAACCCCTAAAGTATCCCCAGGCATATTAGTATCATCTACTAACAGGTCATCTATAAAAAGCAACCCGTCAGAATAGCTCCAATTGTCGGAAGGTATCTGAAATACGGGGAACGATATTCGTTGAACATCCCTGTATGTTATTATCACTTTTCTGTTTATCCTTATAGTCAGCTATCGCAGCTTTTATTGCATCTTCCGCGAGTACACTACAATGAATCTTTACTGGAGGCAATGCTAATTCTTCGGCTAATTCTACATTTTTTATAGAGTTAGCACTATCTAAAGTTTTCCCCTTTACCCATTCAGTTAAAAGAGAAGAGGAAGCAATTGCACTTCCACACCCATAGGTTTTAAACTTAGCATCTATAATCACATCATCCTTTACCTTTATTTGTAGTTGCATAACATCCCCGCAAGAAGGAGCCCCTACCATACCGGTGCCTACGTTTTTTGTCCTTTCCATTTTACCTACATTTCTAGGGTTAGTGTAGTGATCTAGTACTTCTTTAGAATATGCCATATTAAATTACCTCCAAGGTAACATAGTCATGCCAATTACATTTAGCAATAACTCAAGTAGAATAAAAAACAGTACACAGGGGCCTAATTGCCATGCCCACCATTTCCAGCCCTCTAAACTATTCACCCAGGTAGCTAACTTACTTTTTCTTGCTTTATCGTAAGCTCCGCTACTCTCGCCAATTCTTTCGGCCCAATAATTGGGGTCAACCGCGTTTTTAAATTTTCTTAGTATTTTTACTAACATACTATGCTTCCATATTGTTTCTCGAATTTACCCATTGAGTAGTCATCTCCAACATCAAAATCACAGCCTACAGGTGCTCCAGGAATTGCTAGCCCTCTATCCATTTGTATGTAGTATTCTAACTGATCACAGTATAAATCTACTTCTCCATAAGGCACTTCTGCAAGTATAGAGTCATGAACTAGAGCAAAAATCTTAGCCTTATAGCCCGCTTTCTGTATAAAAGCGTGCATGTCTATAGCTCCCAATAAATTAATGTCGCTAGCAGCAGACTGGACCAAAAAGTTAAGACCAGAACGAATGCTATGAGATCGGACGCCTGCGTCTGACGATTTGACATTTGGTAATCTCCTTTTTCTTCCAAAGAAGCTATAGACGAATCCGTTTTGCTCAATGAATCTATGGTTAGTTTCAATCCATTTTTTAAGAGCATGAAAAGACTTAAAATAATCATCAATAACCTCTTTTGCTTCGCTTTGACTGAAGTACGTACCTGAGTCTTTTGTAACTTGTTCACTAATTTTTTTAGGCCCCGCACCGTACATAATACCAAAGGTAACCGCTTTTGCGGCTTGTCTTTGTGTCGGAAACAGACTTGCAACGTCTTCTACTTCACAAGGTAGTCTAAATACTGTTTTAGCAATCGTACTATGAAAGTTTCCTCCTGAACGGAATACATCCATAAGGGCTTTATCTTTAGCTAATACAGCAGCTACATAAACTTCTGCTGTAGTTAAGTCCATTGCTACAATCTTGTTTCCTGGTGCAGCTTGTATACAACCTTTTACAATAGGGTTATCCCTAGGTAGTTGTTGCATATTAAGTTTACCGCTTGAAGTAAGACGACCACTAGTAGTAAACGAAAGATGAAAACCTGTGCGTAGTCTGCTATCTCTGTCCAGCTGCGGTATGATTTTGTCCAAATAAGTATTTTTAATTTTGGATCGTTGACGTATGTCAAGGATAAGTCCAGGAACTTCAGATTGGGTTGCAAGCTCTCCGAGTACTTCTGCATCCGTTGAGTTAGCACCCGTTCCTGTTTTCTTCCCAGTAGGGTTGAGGCCAAGGAAGTCAAAAAGAAGGCTCCGCAACTGAACAGTGCTATTAGGATTAAAATCTTTTCCATTTATTTTCTCAAATTTAGATATCTCAGGGTTTTCATACAATGTAGCTACAGACTTATCTATCTCTGTCTGCATTAACTCTTGAGATACGCTTAGCCTTTCTCTAC